ATGTAGTTCAATTTGAATTAAATCAATTTCAGATGCGCGTGCTGAAGCATTCGGATGTGAATGTACATAGGCTTGAATTTCACCCAGATCTTCCGCTTTCGCCAAGTCCTCATGATGAATTTCAAACTGATCTTTATTGTCTGAAATATTGCGACATGGAATATATTCTTTATTCACAATCACACCGCAGCATTCGTCTGGGTAAACTTCAGTTGCATGCGCCTGAATTGCTTTTTTAAGTTTTGCGGTTAGTTTCATCACATTAAACTCGACGCTGGAAAGCCACCAAAGCGGATTTCATTGTTGCGAATACGGCATGAAGACAGTCGGCCAGAGCAGCGATCCAGTGCAGGGTTGTCCGTTGGCTCGTCTTTATCGGTAAACATGGCTGCACCTGTGTACTGACATTCTTCGCCACGATAATTGCCCATTGCGCACCAGTGACAGTAATTGGAAATCTGCCGCACCGGTATTTTCAGACCTTCAAAATCAATTGGGTTTGATAACTCAAAAGTGACTGCCTGAGCATTTTCAGAAGTCTTTTGCTCGATGTACCAAAGCTGCTCTTTGGCTTCATTTGATGCAGTCGAATTGCCAGCACCAAAGTTTTCAGCATCAAGATACTTAGCCAGCGTGGTAATGACTTTGAGTTTTGCGCCTGCGAAGTCACCAAACTGTAAACAGTAAGCTGAGACAGCACCCTGAATGCCGCCAATATTGTTTGCCATGCTAAATGTGGGTGCAGATGCCTTGCCATCGGATCGCATCTCCAAACCCGATACTTCAAGCGCCATCGGCTCAAAAGTCTGACCCTGCCAGATGATGTTTCTGAACCATGCTTTCTGGTCACTATTCTGAAATGCTTCACCAATAAGTTTACTAGTATCACCCAATAGCTCATTAGATCCGATTGCGCTATAGATTCGCTCCCAGTCTTCATATGAAATATGGCCATGAAAACGTAAAATGCCCGCACCTAAAGCACGAGCATCCAATTCAAATAGTGTGATCAGGCCATCTACATAGAGTTTCTGAAAATCACTGTTCAGAGTCATGGTGGGACTCCATCACCGTAGCAACCGCTTCAGCCAAACCTGTAGGTTGAAATTCTGGTGGTGCAATTGATTCAGGCTCTTCAATTTCAGGTTGCGGAAGCTCTTGCAAACGCAAGTCAATCCAACGGTTTTCGGTGATATCCACCGGGTTATCAAGATCTGCAACAATAGATACTGTTTCAAAATCAAACTTTTTCTTATAGGTTTTTACCGAAATATCGCCATTTTCCAATGTTGTGTAGATCACTGAAAACAGGACATTCCCATTGGCATCTTTTGGAGTCTCGACATACCAACCTTCTTGAGCAAAACCGGATGAGTCTTTAATAAGATAGTCGCCAACACCCAACTTTTCAAAAGAAATGTCCTGCTGCTCAGCTTCATCATTAAGCTCAACTCTATCGGCAAAAAGCCTGGCGATTGGTGATGCGGCTTTAATAAAACCATTTGCATCCGTTGTGGTGTTGACAGATGTATATATTTTACATTCTCGCATCACCCCATTAAGAATTGAATAGGCAACCAGCCGCGGGTTCACTGATGCATTTGCAAAAATACAAATGCCAGCTGGATTTGTTCTAAATCCCTGGATAATCGAAGAGTATTGCATATTCGACTCAGAGGTGGGAAAACCAACCGCACCACCACCACTACCTTGGAAAAAACCAGCTCGTCGTGAGGCTAGCGCCATAAAGTCGTTGATATTTTCGGGCTGTGTTGGAATAACTTCGTTAGTATTAGATGTACCAACACCTGCTACTGCAGCTGCACCTAAACCAAGATTAGTTCTTGCTGCCGCTGCTGTTGTACCTCCTGTGCCGCCCTTATTTACTGGAAGTGCACCAGGCAATACTCCTTGAGCGTTTGCACCCAATTGAACGTAAAGCTCATCATCGTTCGCCTGAAGTTTTGCTGAACCTGAACGGAATGTGTCACCACCTGCGCCTGTAGGTGCAGTACCTGCATTAATTGTTTGCTTAGCCATAATTTACGCCCACAAAAAAGCCCTCGATTGAGGGCATAAAATTGATTGAATTTAAGGTTTAAAGTCTTGGGTGAATGTGGTGGAGATTGACCATATACCCCCACCCAAGCTGATCGGCATATAATCCCCTGCCACTACACGGACTTCACCATCTAATGGTGAATCCCAAAGGAACGAGTCTGCACCTTTATGTGCATCAAAAAAGGCTTTGATCTCTTGTATCAAAGCCTTCTTGCCAGTCTTTTTGTATGCCCATGTGCCTGACCGGTTGTTAATCCCTACACTCGTTCGCTGTGTATATCCATCTCCAAAACTGGACTGAAGAACCTTAAAACTTGAGGTTTGGGAGTTGCCATCTAGGTCATTACACCAGGTGAATTTTTGATTGCTCATCTTGCTAATAAGCCCCCTTGTCGTTGTTCTTGGCGAATGATAGTGCGGACAGCATTGCCAATCATCTGCCCGAGCTGCTTCTGATCCGATTGGTTAGATTGTGTTGTCACGCCTGAGTCGGTGACATGCACATTAATTTCTACGTTGCCACCCCCATTCTTCTGATTAGCAATCATGTTCTTCAAATCAGCATTCGTTCGGCTATCAACAACACGCTCACCTTTATCCAAAAGCCATGTGCCTTCTTTCGGGATATTGTCGATACCGTCGTGGGCCATACCTGCAATGGTTTGACTGGCAATAATACCAACCGATGCGTAACCAATACCTCTGGTCATCATTGACATGAATCCGGTTGGGTCTACTTTTAATGCTGCTGTAGCACCAAGCTCGGTATTGATAACTGCTTGACCAATAGCAATCATCTGCTGAGCTAAAAACATGGCTTTATAGGCAGCACTTGATTCACCTGCGCTATCTTTAACCATCTGAGTCATAGACCCCCAAACAGTGCCAGCTTGTGAAAGCAGGGAGCCGTACATGCTTAATTGATCATCACGCTGCATTTCTGCCAACTCCTTGGCTTGCATGTTGTAATCCACATCAATTGCGGCCATCGCATCCCGGTATTCTTGATGTGCCTCAAGCAAAGCATCATAACGCTCATCGTCAGTCGAATAAGCATCACTGGTCATGATGTCCTGCTCAACACCTACACGCTGATTTTTAAGACTAGCCTGAGCATTAGATCGGTCATTTGCCAGCGACCATCGATCATAATCTTGCGGCGACATTGTGGCTTGAGCAAAGATTTCATCAACACCATAGGAAAGGCCTTTGATGCTGTCTCGCATAGTTTGCTGCACATTTTGAGCATGGAATCTGGCTTTTTGAAGCTCAATAGCGTACTGCTCATCGAGAGCCTTGAGTTTTAATTGCTTAAGCTCATCATTGTATTTGCCAGACTCATTCACAATAATTCGCTGAGTTTCATAAAAATAATCAAGCTTCTGCTCTTCAGACCATTTAAAGGTATTAATCTCCTCAGTGATCTGGCGAAGATACATCTCCTCCTCATATTCATAACGAGCTTTTGCTTTGGCTAGATATTGAGACTCTTGTGGCCCGAAATTGGCTTCTTGGATTTCAGTTACTTGGCGCTTATAGTCTTCAGCGAACTTTGCAAAGTCATCCATGTAATCGTAGGAAATCTTTTTGCGTGCTTGTGCTTGCTGCTCTTTTAGGGTGTCGGTTGTTTTTTTTGTTGCTTTGGCTGCTTCATTTTGTTTCTTGATCCAATCATCAGAACCAGAGATAACTCCCTGCTGATTGTTCTGGATTTCTGCCATAGCTTCAACAGCTTCACTTGTGGTTTTGCTGAATATGTCGGTAATAGTATTGCCGATATCCTCAGCAACCTGAGCATTATCTTGAGCCGCCATCTGGACAGGGCTGTCTTTATTAACTTGAGCATTTGTGACCCCCAAAATAAATGCCTTGGTAATTTTAACCCCAGGCAGCTTATCAAAAAAACTCCCACCTTCAGCCGCCTTATCAACCATCTGTTTTGATTGAGCAGCTTGAGCCGCAAGACCTGCAATAGAATTGGATAGCATTTTAATAACCGCATAGACCCCCATACCCATTGCAGCCACACCCATAAACACATTCCCTAGAGTGGCACCTGCATCCGCCATCAAGTTTGTTTCGGTTGTGGCATCAGTTAAAGAATCACCAACGGACACCAAGGCAGGCATTAAGCCTTGAATGAATTGGTTCTTTGCCCCCTTAACCTGCAAGTCTAACAACTTCATTTGAACCGAAAGCTCATTAGCCTTCTTGATTGCCGACTCATCCATAATCACGCCGGCGCGCTCAGCAGCGTCGGCCCAGAATTTGAAGCCTTCACCACCATTTTTTAATAATGGAATTAAGTTGGTCGTATCGGATGCCATGCTCTCCAAATAGAAAGACATTTGTTGCTGGGTAACACCCGCCTCTTCAAGTTTATCTACATAGAGTTGAAGCGCTTTAGGGCCAGAAAGATTCTGCATTTCAAGCGCTAAC